CAGAAGAACCAGAAGAACCAGAAGAACCAGAAGAACCAGAAGAACCAGAAGAACCAGAAGAACCAGAAGAACCAGAAGAACCAGAACCAGAAGAAGAAGTAGAAAAAGGAAAAAAAAGTAAAGAAAAACCAAATTCAAAAAAAACAATAAAAGTTTCAAAAGATGTATCAAAAACTATAAAAAATATTACACTAAAATTATCAAAAGAGAAAGATAATGATATAATGGAAAATATAAAAGAGTTTAAATTAAAAGGAAATGAAAAATTAGATGTATTAACAGAAGATGAATTATCAAGTATGTTAAAAAAGTGTATAAATAATTATCATAATTTATCATTAAATGATGAAATATATTTGAGTGATGAAGATTATGATTATTTAAAAGAGTATATAATAAAAAAGTATCCAAATAATGATATAGTAAATAATGAGATAAATTATGTAGAATTAAAAGACAATAAAGTAAAATTACCATATGAGATGTGGTCAATGAATAAAATAAAAATAAATAAAACAAAAGATAAGTTAAAAGAGGGTGAAAAAGAGTTAAAAGAGGGTGAAAAAGAAATAAATAAATTTAAAAAAAAATTCAAAGGTCCATATATAATATCGAGTAAATTGGATGGAATAAGTGCTTTATATTCTTGTGAAAATAATATAAAAAATTTATATACAAGAGGAACAGGAAAGATAGGTACACAAATAAATAAATTTATTGATTATTTAAAATTACCAGAGTGTAAAGATAAAAATATAGTAATAAGAGGAGAGTTAATAATAGACGAAGAAGTATTTAAAAAAAAATATATAGAAATAGGTTATAATACATCAAGAAATTTTGTAGCGGGTTTATCAAATACAAAAAATATAGAAGATTTAAAGAAAAAAAATATAGATTTAACAGATATACATTTTGTAGCATATGAAGTAATAAAACCAGAAAATTTAAAACCAAGTGAGCAATTTAAATTATTAAATGATTTAAGTATAGAAAGTGGATTAAAAGTAGCAAAACAAATAGATAAATTAGAAGATAATGAAAGTATAAATAATGTTAATTTAACAGTACCAAATATGGAAGTAATATTAAAAAAGTGGAAGAAAGAGTATGAATATAATATAGATGGAATAATAATAGCAAATGATGAAGTATATGAGAGGGAAAGTAAGAATCCAGAAAGTGCGTTTGCGTTTAAAATGGACGATGAAGGTAAAGCGACAACAGTTACAAAGGTTGAATGGATACCATCAAAAAATGGTTTATTAATACCGACAATACATATAGAGCCAGTAATAATAAGTAATTCAAAAATAAGTAAATTATCAGGAAAAAATGCTAGATTTATAGAAAGAAACAAGATAGGTATAGGGGCAAAAGTAATAATAAAAAAGATGGGAGATGTTATACCGGGAATAGAAGATAAGTTTGGTATAATAGAAGGTGCCGAAGTAATTTTTCCAGATGAAGATTGGATATGGGATGAAACGCATGTAAATATAAAATTAAAGAATAAATTAAATAATAAAGATGTAAATTTCAAAAGAATATTAACATTCTTTGAAAAATTAGAAATAGAAATGGTAAAGCAAGGAACAATAACATCATTTATGAAAAATGATGCAAATAGTATACAAAAAATAATAAATTTAGAAGAAAATAAAATAGCGAAAATGAATAATCTTGGTAGCATAAAGGCAAAAAAGATATATAATTCGATAAAAGATAAATTAGAAAAAGCGGATTTAAGTAAGATAGCGGCAGCATCAAGTATATTTGAGAATTGTGGAGAAACAAAATTTGAGACAATTTTAAAAAAAGAACCATTAATATTAACGGACGAAGAAGATGATAAAACAAAAATAGAAAAATTAGAAAAAATAGAAGGTATAGGTAAAAAAACAGCAAAAATAGTAGTAGATAACATACCAAAATTTATAGAATTTATAAAAGAAATAGGTTTAGAGTATAAATTAGATAAAAAAGTGGATCCAATAAAGGATGTAATAACAGAAACAACAGAATTAAAAGATTTAAAAGAATTAAAAGATTTAAAAGAATTAAAATTAGCAGATAAAATAATAATTTTGAGTGATATAGAAGATAAAAATAAAATTACAAAAATTTTAGAAAATGCAGGTGCAAAAGTAGTTTCAAATACAGCTTTAAAAAATAATATTAATCTTTTAATAACAGGTAACAAGAATAATGAAACAACAAAAATAAAGTTTGCAAAAAAACATGAGATAGACATAAAAACATTTCAAGAAGTAAAGGAAGAATATAATTTATAAAATAAAATAAAAAATAAAAAATTTTTTTTATAATTATTATAAGCATTATAGATTATAATAATTTAAACATCACTTGAACCAGCTTCATCATTATTATGAGTAACAAGTTTAATATTATGTAAATTAATTTCTTTATTTTTTTCAGTAGCTAAATTTTTCCAATAATCAGTATCTTCATTAGTTAAATTGTACCATTGATTAGCTATTTCAGTAGTAATATGAGTATTTTTAAGTTTATTATTATCATCAGAAGCATGAGGATTATTTTGTTTAAGTTGTTCAATAACATCATTACGAATAAACTTAGAGAATAATAAATATCCAGTAACTTTACTTTTATAATTAAAGGAAGAATTTAAATTTTTTTCATTTTTTCTAATGAGTTCAAGTTGAGATTTATTAAATTTGCCATTAGTTTGACTATATTTAAGCATAATTTTTTTATCTACATTTTTTTCAATATATTTAATATATGTAACACTTTGATTATATGTATAACTTATAAAGACAAGTTGTTTATTAGAATAGTCGACTAAGTTATTAAATTCTTTAAATAAATTAATAATTAGTAATATAGATTCAACAAAATTATTACCCATTTTAAGGTGATAATTTCTATCATTGATAGTTTCAGAAATAGTTCGAAATCTTTCAATACCAACAACACTAATAATTTCATAAATATTAAGAATATCATTATATTTTTTACGTTGAACATCATTTTTTAAAACCATAGATGCTAATGAATCCTTTGTAATTTTATTTAAAATATAATCAACAGTAATATTATCATTATTGCGATAATCACGAACTTTATTTCTACAATTATTAAGATCAACATTTGTAATATGATTAACAATACGATGTAAATTACCAAAAATAGTAAGTAATTCATTAAGATTCATAATATTAAATTTACTAACAAAATCACAAATATTTTTATTAGATTTTAAAATAGTAAACCAGTTATCAGTTTTATATGGGATAAATTTACGTAAAATATTATTTAAATCAAAATATGGAATTAGCCCCCCACATAATACATCACCAGGGTTACGAGGTGCGGGGCCACCATTACCATTATTATTAAGAAATTGATAATAATGGGGATTATGAATTTGGCCGGTAACAATAATTTTGCCGGTATTCCAGCTAAAAGCAACTTTACATTCTGTACACCACATTTGGTCGCATCCCGATATTTTATGAATACGAACACCACATTGTGGGCAACCTTTTGTATCTTTTTTAATAAGTTGAGTGCTTTGAATATTTTCGGGTTTACAAGTATGAGGGTCATCTTTTTTATAACCAATAATTTCAAAGCAATCGGGGCAAGTAAATAATTGACATACTTCACATTTATATTGTGTAGAAAGATAACCTTTACAATTATCGCCAGGACAAGGCATAATAAATTGTTTTCTTTCTTTAGTAATATCACCATTTCTTAAATTTTGAATTTCGCGTAAAGCTGTTTGATATTCTGCTTTAAGTGTTTTAAATACTTTTTGAGCTTCATGATATCTTTTAAAAATTAGGTCAGCATTTTCTTTATGTTTTTGAATAATTCCTTCTCGTTCAACAATAGGCATAAGTTCGGGTGTTCTACTAATTTCTTTTTCAACAAGTAAATTTTTGCGATGATTTTTATAATCATTTTCCATAAACGTTCGATTTAGATTAGTAACTAAAAATTCAGATTCAAATGGATTTTTACAGCTCATACAATGTGGGTCATCAGTAGTATTTAAAATATAAGTTCTGACACAACTTTTACATGCTTCAAAACCACATTTAGAAACAGGACAAGTAATTAGAGCGTGATTAGATTTATTAAGATTTTCACAGCAAACATTACAAGACCATACAATCTTAGCTTTGCCATTAGTAGTCATATTATTATAGTTTATAAAAAAAAAAAATAATAAAGAAAATCAATTTTAAAAAAAATATTTTTTTCAACTTAAAGAAATAAATATATATTTTTTTTGAACTTAAAGAAATAAATATTTTTTTTTTAAACATGATTTTCAATTTCATAAAGTTTATCACTTAAAAACTGATATGCTTCACCCTTATATATAGGAAATTCACCATCATATTCTAAAATATTAGGAGCATATAACATTTTATAAAAACTATTAATTTTAAATTTATTAACATAATTTCTATAATTAATAGTTTGATTAGATATATGATTGATAGTGTAAAAAGATATTTTACAATTAATTTTTACACAAAATTTAAACCAAATATTTATACATTTTTTTAAATAATAATTAATGTAATCATTTTTAATATATTGTTTTGAAAATAATATAGTATCATGAATAGTCATTAATCTATATGATAATAATGCAAGTAAATTTATAAAGAAATAGTTATTATATGTTTTTGGCAAATTATAAAAATTTGTTAAAGAAAATTGTAAACTTTTAATATAATCAAAACTAATATCATATTCCATAAATAAAGTATATCTTATTAAATATTTCATGCACGAATTATATTGATAACGAGTTTTATAAAATCGAACAATAGAAGATATTGCTTTATCTTTTAAATTAATATTATAAATAATATTAACAATTTCAGGTGGTAAAAGAATAAGAAGATAAAAATATTGCATTATAATTATAAGTTATAAGAAGTAATAACTTATTGTTATATAAAAATATAATTATAAAATAGAAATCAATTTTATAATATGTAAATAATTTTATGAATTGACTAATTTTTCATATGCTATATTTCTCCATACATTTAAAGTAATATCAATATTATTTATGTAAGGTAAACTATTTAAAATAAAAATAGAGTTTTTCATTCTATTTTTAAATAAATAATCAAATGCATAAATAGATATATGATTATAATAAATATAATTTTTATTATATTGTAAATAAAATATAACACCATCATTAATTTCTTTATACATAACAAGATTAGCAATATAATTATTTTCTATATAAACAAATGCTCCTTCCATAAATATATAAAAAAAATAATTTATTTTATCAATTTTTAAAAATGAATTATTAAATGATTTTTTTATTCACAATAAGCATGTCTATTATTATATGATGCTGAATTACCAAGAATAAATCCAGTTAACAATCCATCATTATAATTATTTCCATTATTATAATTATTTCTATTATTTGCTAAGCATGGACATAATAAAGCAAATAATATACTTATTAAAATCAATAAACTAAGAATAAATAATAATTGAAATAGTTGTTCACCTAATGATAAATCATATTGTTTAGTTGGAACAATATTTAATTCTAATATAGGTTCACTATGATATTTATTACATACAAAACTATAATAAAACTTAGCCATTAAAACTTTATTATAGTTAAATTCTTCATACATACTTTCAGGTTTGATAATAATATTATCTCGATTTAATCCTTTTTCTTTTATAACAATAATTTCATTGGGTATAGCATAATGATTACAATAGTTTTTATTCAATCCAAAATCATAACAAATAATATCTTTTTTTTTTATACGAATAATATTAAAATCGCAATCATTATTAATTTTATTTTCCCTAATATGGGCAGGATGTTCACAAGAAACATACGCAAGAAATAAGATAAAATAAATAAATAACATGTTATATACAAAATAATAAAGAAATAAAAATCAAAATCAATTTTATTATGTTTAAGATTATAGAATATATTTTTAATACTATAAAATTGTAAGACATACAAGAAAAAAAAATTGATAAGTATTTTTTAATTATATTAGTATTAATATATAATTAATAAATATGCCGAAGAGTAAAAGAAATTTTACAATAGATGATATTAAAATATTCTTATTATCTGTACCAAAATTAGTGAAATTAGAAGAAAATAAGTGGATGAAAGAATATGGAATATATGAAGGGGCATTAAAATATATTGAAAATAGTAGTAAAAAAGCACCAGACCCAAAAACATTACCAATGCCGCCACAAAAGTGGTTAGATTTTAAATAATAATATTATTCAAAAAATCTTTAATCATAAAAATATTAAGCTCTTTATATATTTTTTTATAATATTCTTTTACATCTTATAACAAGAATTTGATAGTAGCCATATTCTAATGTTTTTTCAGAAGATAAAAAAAAGACCCTTGCCAATTTCAGTATATTGATAGCCCAATTTTATCATATATTTAGACGCGTTATATAAGTTAATCAAAATCATATGAAACAATATTTTTAATATTAGTACGTATATATTTATATAATTTATTTTTGATCATAATTTTAATATTTTTATTATTAAAGTTGCTACCGAGAATTTTTTTCATATTAATAATATATAGTTCTTGATAATCATCGTCTGAAATATTATTAATAATTTCATCTTTCCAAATATTAAATTGAGTTAATAATTGTTTATTTAAAGTATTAATTAATTTATTAATATAAAATTCGTCCATAATAATCCAAGAATAATCATTAACATATATATAAATTATTCCTTCTTTATTTGTGAATGCTTTAAATGGCACATTTTGATTATTTAATTTTAAATTTTCAATATAATCAAATAAAATTTGATAGCATCCGTTAA